TCCATCTTCGGTAAACTCAAATAAACCTAATTCAGCTTTGTGATAGGTTTTAAGCGCCGAGTGAGAGCATAAGCTTAAGAAGCTATTGTAAGTAGTGATTTTTTTACCTTCTGAGGTAATGAACTGATTTCTTCTACCTTCAAAAGTTGTATCTTCAGTATTGGCAGATGCTAATTCCTCAACCTCATACAACGGAATTACTTTCTTAGCAGCAACTGCAGCATCCCATTTAGCTTTGTCCTTTGCATCTGCTATCGATTCAAAAGAGAATCCCGGCACGTGGACTGCCGTTTTGATAGTTAGCCCTTCAAGACACTGCTCTTTCGCACCAGTGTTCTTTTTAGCTTTCTTTTTGTTTTTACATTCTTGGTAAACCATTTATAGGTTCTTGTCTTTATAGACTACATAATTTTTTTAAACAATTAGTGTTTGCGATCAGATCCATTTGAACAATTAAAGTATCCCAAACGTCTGATGTTATGCTTTTTTTATCCTGGCGACTACTGACCGTGCTAAAGTTTGATTTCTTTTCGTACGTAATTGACTCTTCTGAAATCTTAATTACGAATCTCAATTCCTTTATAAAATCATTTGCAACTTTATATAATAAATCAAAGTTTGGAACTCGATCTTCATTCAAAGCTGCTACAGTTGAGTTACAAGAAATGTAGAAAGTAACTTTTTCGAACTTAATACCAGGAATGTTTTCTTTTGCTTTCCAACCTTCAACTAGCCAAATCAATGGATACTTTATAGATTTGTCAATACCAAGTGATTTCGCCAGCTGTCTTTTGTTCATGGCCTCTATCCACTTATGTAAAGCATCTTCATTTCCCCAACTATATGCAACAGGTTTACTGTTGTGCATTACTTTTTCGGCTGTCGGCTTCAAAGCATTATCCAGATCAAATAATTTAATCATAGTAGGTCATTGTTTTAAAACAAACTCTTTCAGCCGATGGAAAATCTTCTTTGAAATGATCTAAGAATTGGTACAATGAAACATTAGCATTTGTAAATCCAAATGATACATCCTGAACCATTTTATTCCAGGCATCTACCCTTTTGTTTCGTGTGTTTTCAACTACGGTATTCGATGCAGTACCTTTTGCTTCTCCCACTCCCACATTAAGAGTTCGATAGTTTAAGGACCAGTGAAAATAGATGTAAGAGGACATAATTGTTTCGAAAATCTTTGTGTTTTCGATTTCAGCAACCTCTCTTACCAATCCCTGCCAGATTTTGTTTTTGCATTGTGAATCACAAGAACAATCGTCTTCATATTTATGACCCAATAAGAGCCAAGCATACTTTGCATCAACAGAACCTTTTAACTTGTAATAGCCATCAGCATCTTTTTCTACATTGGACATCAAATCCTCATACAAGCATTCGCCCAATATCAATCTCAAACATTCATTTTCATATTTTTGAATATGGAGAATTAGATCAATATTATTATTGGCGCCAACAGTATCAATATTAGCAATGCGATATGCTCCGTAAGTGAAATTTGATATCCTGGTAAACATAGATTACAGTTTTTTGATAACTCCTTTTCCGTTGTAGATAGCAAAAGCTACATCTGAAACTTCTTGGGAATCACCTTTTTTGAAATAGCCAAAATCCTCAGTAAATTCAACTAATGTTTTATTAACTAAATCAACAGTAGCAGCTTTACCGCCTTTTGAGTAATTATCTAATGTTTCAGCTCCTTTTTTATCATAAAATTCCTGTGTTGCACCAGCACTTTTATCTTTGTTTTTGGCATCTTTTGCATCTTTTGCGACTTTGAGATCATGCGCTTTCTTTTCTGCATTATAAGTTTTCAACTCTTCTGGATTTAATGCAGCAATTTCTTCTGGTGTTTTTTCTGTAAACATAATTTGTGTCTTTATTAGATTATTTAAAAACCAACCCGGTTAAGGGTTGGATATTATTAGGGTGCCTTTGTAATTAAAGTTTTCACGTTAGTGAAAGTATCTTTAACCAATCCGATCTTAGTAGCATCCGGAATGATCACCGCGAAGAATTTCTCTAATACGTGAGTTCTGATGTTTCTTGAAAGGCCAGTAGCAGCATTTGTTGCAACAGCATCAGTACGGCCATCTGTCTCCATATACATAAGTACACTATCAACACCAACTTTTACAGTTGAGAAAATATCGCCGGTTACGAACTCATCAACTCCCAAAGTAGAATCCTTGATGATCGGAATATAAACACCACCCCAGTCTAAACCATTCTGAAGAATATTAACAGATTGACCGTTTTGAAGAGTATAAACACCGTCAGCGGTTTTTTCTTGCTTCATGTTTCTCCAAGCAATCGGATTCATCATAAATGCACTGACATTGAAACCTAAGTTTTCAACTGTTGCAATTACAGCTCCCATTGCATCATAATTATTTGGATTACTATTGATCGCTAATGCAGCAACGGGCGTAAATGCAGATGCTCCGGCCTTAACAGCGTCCAAAACAACGTTTGGTAATTTGTCGTTAACTAATTCAGAGAACTTCTGAACCATACGATTAACCAATGCCGGAAAGAATCTTCTCAATTTTGTAGTTGTGAACCACATAACTGCGACTGGCTCTGCTGATTTCTCCTGAGTTGCAAAAGTTTCTTTAACGATTGGCTTCAATTTACACTCAGTGGTAATCTCTGCGGTACCAGTTACGGTTTCATTAATGACAATCAATACAGCTGAATCCATAGGCTGAACATCAACCAAATCAAGAATTTTAGATGCCGGACTTCTGTAACCAAAATAACCTAACAATCTACCCATCAAAGTTTGAACACCTGCTCCAACAACTCCGGTTGAACCCGCTGCCGGGAAATCAGTACTGTTAATTGTATTTACTGACATAACATCAGTAGATGCGATTGCTTTCGAGGTATCCATTGAGAAGCCCTCTTTTACGGTGTGCGATTCTCCGGATACAGCTTCATCGTATTTCTCTTTGAAAAGATTTTCCAATGAATCCATTTTGCCCTCAGATGTTGATTTTGATAATTCCACAATTTTAATTCCTTGGGCTTCCACAGTTTCTTTCAAAGAAGTAACTTCTGCTTCTTTCGATGTGATTTTGGCTTCTAAATCTAGTTTTAAAGCATCAGTGACAGTTTTAATTGCTGCATCTGTTGCGTTTTTATTTTCAGTAGCTTCGTGTGCTGCTTTTTCTGCTGCGTATGCATCTGCTTCTGCATCAGTCATAGCATTAATTTGCGCTTGTGTCTTTTTTACAAACATGATTTTGTCTTTTTTTAATTAAATGAATATTCTTTTTTTCTCAGGTTGAGTGCTCAATGGCGGCTCAGTTGTTTCAAGTGATTTTTCGGCTTCAGGATCTTCATTATCCTCAAGTGATTTTTCGGCTTGTGTTATTTCTAAAGTTGGTGTAACAGGATTACTTCCTTTCGGAACAGCTGAGAATTCCATAAGTCTAGCTTGTGGTATCGCCCAGAAATAACCTACCTCATCAACATCTTCTTTATTTGCAATAATTGAATAATATTTATCCCAATTATCTTTGTACTCTTTCATGTATTCAACTTCTGTATTTGCACAAAAGATGATCTCTCCAATATATCTCATGCCTACAGAGTGGTTTTTCACCCACTTATTTGCATATTGATTATACATGAAAAGGTTTCTAATTGGATCTATCTCTGAAATATGCTGTAAAGCTTGAGTCTTACCTTCATAATCAAAACCTAATTCTTTAAAAGTCGTTTTAAGAATCTTAGTTTTGCAGTTTTCAGATATCAGATATAAAAATCCGTTCTTATGTTCCTGGAGATGATCAAAACCGTTTTTATTATCAGAAATAGTTTTATTCCAAATGTTATCTAAATGAACATCACGATGAGAGTCAAAGAAATTTGTAGTATTTGAAATTACTTTTACAATTATGTTAGGAAGATTTGCTTCCTTCATATAATCAATTGATTTCTCAACCTGACCAAATGATTTCATTGTAATTCCTTTCAATGTATCTAAAACTTCTTTAGTTGCGCCATCTACTGTGATCTCTACTCCATAACCGTCAGCTTCTTTGTACATTGATTTCTTAGCATCAATTACAGCAGAGAGGTTTTTTGATAATGCGATAAGCATATCGTCCTTTTCTTCGAAGTTTTTGTTTAGTTCTTTACAGTAAATCATTTGTGTACAGTTTGGTCCTTATCGACTATTTTTAATCTACTTTCAATCGCTCTTTTCATTTGAGGATTTTCAGTTTGTTCAGCTATTTTTTTAAGCTTTTCAGCATCATTCGGCAACTTTTTATCTAACTGGCTCATGTCAATATTTTTTTAGATTTCATAATGTCCTTATACTCCTTATCAGAAATGATTTTCTTATCGAATAAAACTCCATACTGATCAATAGTTTTACCATTTGTAGCTTGTATTCTTTCTTGAATAACTGACATGGAATTCAAGTGATTAAAATCAACATCCAAAGGCTCTTTTTTCTCAAATTCTGCATTTAGAGAATTGATTAAATTCTCGGCCAAAGGAGCTACTTCATTTTCAATCAGACCAACCTCAGCAACTTCTTTGTTTTCGAAAGTTGCGTTTTTACCGTATGGACTCAACTCAACCGGAAAATTATAAGCATCATAAACTGCAAGAATGTCCGTCTCTACTATTTCATGAAACTTAACTGTATTTAGTTCAGCTGAAAGATTCTTCGCATCCAGTCCTTTTGATGAAACAATGATTCTATTTACAAGACCTCGACTGCTAAATCGATCTTCCATTTCATCCTTTTGGGTTTTTAATCCACCTCCTAATTGAGGAACTGGAGCGTTTAAACCTTCGTCGATGTTACTTCCTGCTGCGGTTTGCTTTGGTGAAACTATTGTTGTTCCTGAATTCTCAATTTGAATACCTTTTGCAATCTGTGCATCTTTAATATTGTTTATCTGAGTTCTTAAAGGTGTAATCCTGGAATAACCTTTTTTGTTTTTGTTATTTCTCACACTGTCATAAAACAAAATAACATCAGTAAGTAAAATCGTTTCCGATTTACCATCTATCTCAGTTGTTAGAGTAGTTTCATTTACTTCTGTGTTATCAGGATTTAAATTTATGAGCTCTAACGTTTTGAAATTGCCAAAAGATTTATACTTCTTCCACATCGCGGTCCATCCAGAAGACAATAAAAAGATTGAAAACTCTTTTAAAAACTCTTCTTTTGATTGAGAATCATTTGGATTATTGATTTTATCAAGCATTTCACCACTTCCAGATTCTGTTGTAAATTGAGCGCTTGATAATTTGCTTGCGATTTTATTGAAAACATTGTTTAAGACGTAGTTTTCTTTTTGAAGCTTCACAAACTTTGTAGAATCAGGATAGAAAGTTTTCTTATCATTTGTGCCAATACCGAAAACATCAATTTCCATCCTCACCGGATGGCCATTAATAGAATCGTTTTTGGTTTCTATACCAAATCTAAATGTTCTTAAAGATTCCCAGAAGCCTATGATCTTTGATTATCCTTGAGTGGATTACGGTTATTAATAAATCTATTTGGACTCAAAATGTCTTTCGAATTCTCGATGGCATCAATTTTATTGCTGATAATTTTATTATCCAAAAGATCAGTAACAATGTTATTTTTACATGATTTACACTTTCTTGAAATGCTTATTTCACCAATCAATTTTACTTTATCCAAATGTCTGCCACAGCAAGGACACTTGATTTCGGTAAATGTTAGAGTAACAAGATTTTGATTAGTCATAATTCAGTAAATAATTATGAAACAAATGTAAAAATAATTTTGTTATTTAGAATCATTCTAAATAATTATTTTAATTTATTTGAAGTCTAAGGTTGAATCATAAATAAGTGACGCATATTGGTCCAGATGTACCTCATCAGTTCTGTAATAGCATCTTCTGCATCATCATGGCCATCATCATGTTTTCCAATTGCAGGATAGGACTGTAAGTGTTTGATAAACTGTCGATATTCAGTGGAACTGTTTTCGTTTGGCTCAACAAAATAGATATAAGAAATAAATTGTGCCCAGGCACTAATTCGCTGCTCTTTATTCCCATCAGAATAGTATCCGGAAACATTTACACCCATTGTTTGCATTAAGGTCACAAATACACTTCCCTGATTGTTCACCTCAATTTTATTTACAATAGATTCGTGAGTTTCGATCTTTTGTTTGATCTTCTTAGATGTTATACCGCTACCCTCTTGGGTGTATATAGCATCAAAAACATATATTTTGTTTTTGTTGATCTCAGCAAATGGAGTTGCAAAGTAATCCCCTCCGGTATCAGCAACATCAGTAAATGACATTCTAATAATTCCTTCTCTATTTTCTGGTAGTGATTTAACAAAGTTCAATTTACCATAAAGCAATCCTTCAGACGTTTCAGATGCTTGATTGAATTGGATATTAAAGGCTAATTCTGATATCGGTTTAGATTCGTCAGTTAAACCCATTCTTGTAGATTTCAGTATCTCCGGACTTAAGCGAACAGGATCCAATAACCCATCTATATAAAATTTCTCAATGCCTTTTGGTTCGATGTTTTTATATAAGTTTTCAGCCGGCAAACATATATGACGACACTCTTCTTTAAAAACACTTAAACAGTGAGCAGTAGTGTCTTTATTTGAAAGCCTTTGTTCCATTAAAATATAAGGCGTTTTTGCTTTATCTTTCTTTCTGGTCTGATAAGCTTTAAATTGATTAATCGCTCTCTTACGGTCAGCGGAACTATCAGCGATTTGTAGATCCATCCTATCATCATCAATTAAAATACTTGCGTGTTTTCCAATTACGGATCCGAATGTTGAATACGAAAATCTAACACCGCCTTTTTCAGTTTGATAAAATGTTTTTGCAGATACATCTCTTCTAATAAAAACATTCGGGAAGTAGGTTTTGAATAACTCACTTTGAATGATATCTTTTGATTTTGAAGAAAACTCATTTGCATTACTTGACGAAACAGTATTTGTCATTACCGTTTTGGAGCTGTCAACAGACCAAATCCATGCCGGAAGAATACGGGATGTAATTGTACTTTTAGAAGTACCTGGAGGCACGTTAACGATTAAATTCTTTTGTATGTTGTCGGTAATTCCGTCATACCACTTATCATTTGGTATGTGAGGTTCACGATCTAAAACATATTTATCAACCACAAGTTGTATTTCATCACACAGATATTCAATATGAAAATTATGAACATACTCATCTGTGATAATGGTATTCCAAAAAAACTTTGTGAATTCAAACAAGCTTCCTTGCAGCTCTTTTTGAGTCACAAGGAATTCGAGTTCTATTAATTCATCATCGGTAATCGTTGACATTTAAGCAATAAGTTTTTTGTATAGTTCTAAAGTCGCTAAGGCATCACCTACAGCAGAGTGAGCATTAGTGTTTACAATTCCAAAATGATCGCATAAGCAGCCTAGTTTATATGATGCCAGGTTTAACCTTTCCTTTGCTATCTTCATTGTATCATCTTCATTGATTAATGGCCCTAAATCAATTGACATAAATCTTTGAAGCAAATATTTAATTCTTGGAACATCAAATACTTTTGAATTATGACCAATGATTTCTACAATTCCGTGCTTGATAATGAAATTGTACATTTCCTCCACAGCAACCTCAACGTCAATACCAAATTCAATTAGCTTTTCCACTGTCAGACTATTTACCGCC